TCAGTGGGGTTGGAATCCTGTAGGGGGTCCAAGAGGTATTGATAACCCGTTAACACCAAGCACATTGACTATGGCAGGTGCGGTGGGTACGGTAACTGTAACAACAACTTAGGAGTTAAAAATGGCAACAACTAAAGAAGCACTGAAAAAACATATGGCTAAGGGCGCAGGTGCCCATCCAGACGCAGACGTAAAAAAGATGCGTAAAGGTGGTAAAACCAACGAAGATATGAAAAAATACGGACGTGGTATGGCAAAGGTTATGAACCAGCGGGCTTCATCCTTTACTTACAAAAAATCTGCCGGAAGGGGCCGTTAATATGAATAACGATACATTTTCGTATTTCCCAGCTGAAACAGCTGATCCTATTGGAAAGTACACGCAACCCAAGGCTTACACAGTTCCTCTAAACAAAGAAGACTCTGGGTATCCTAACAATGTACCTAACACCCAAACCCAAATGACTCGTGGCGGTAAAGCACAGACTAAGGGTCGTGGTCACAGTACAAAGATGGGGTAAACCCTAATGAATTACTCTACTCTATTTGAGACGATTAAGGGGTATGTCGAGAACGACTTCCCCTCTACCACTTGGACTGATACTGCCGAGACGGGCACTGTTACCTTTACAAGTACAGAACAGATTAATACGTTTATTCGTCAAGCAGAGCAGAGGATTTATAACTCGGTTCAGTTACCTGTATTTCGTAAGAATGTGACGGGTAATTGCACTACGGGTAATAAATATTTAAGTGCTCCATCTGATTGGAAGGCTACGTTTTCTTTATCAATCATTAATCCTGTGACAAATGCACAGAATTATTTGTTAAATAAAGATGTGGAGTTTATTCGGTCTTGTTATCCAAATCCAGCTGATACAGGTGCTCCTGAGTATTACGCTATCTTTAAGGGTCCAACTATAGTTCCTGGAGATACGTCTACTTTTATTCTTGGACCAACACCTGATGTAGATTACAACTTTGAGTTGCATTATTTCTACTATCCACAATCAATTGTAGATTCTGCAAGCGGGCAAACTTGGCTTGGAGATAACTTTGACCAAGTGTTGTTATATGGTTCGTTGTTAGAAGCTTATGTATTTATGAAGGGGGAGGCGGATGTTATTGCTAGTTACCAGAAGCGTTATGACGAGGGTATGACCTTATTGTTGCAACTTAGTGGGGGCAAGAACCGTCAAGATATGTATAGAACTTTACAAGCAAGGTATCCAGTACGATGAATTTAGATACAGTAGAAGGCTTCATGGGTAGCAACGTTATTGTGAAAACCTCACAAGGTAGAGGCTTTACTCCAGAGGAAATTGCAGAACGAGCTATCGACAAGATTATTTATGTTGGCTCTAAGTCACACCCTGCCATTCGTGATCAGGCAGAAGCATTTAGAGAAAACATACAAAGTGTTTTAGTGTTTTACCTAAAAGAAGCGGTGCGCTCAGACCGCACGACCATTGCTAACCGATTGCGGGAAGCTGGTCACCCTGAGCTAACTTTTTTATTGAACGAATAGGAGTTTCAAATGGCTATTACTCAAGCAATGTGCACATCATTTAAAGCCCAGCTTTTACTTGGCGTACACGATTTTCGTCCCGACGGTCAAGCCGGTGCGGATACTTTTAAACTAGCGTTGTACACATCATCAGCTTCACTGGACGCAAATACCACTACGTATTCTGCTTCTAACGAGGCTTCTGGTGTTACTGCCGGTGGTTTGGCTCTAACCAATACAGGTGTTGGTACTACTAATACTAACTCTACTGCTGGTACAGGCTTTACTGACTTTAGTGATTTAACGTTCTCCAACGTTACTACTACTGCTCGTGGCGCTTTGATTTATAACACCACGCCCTCAGCTAATGACAACGCAAATGCTTCATTAACTAACGCAGCTGTATGCGTGTTGGACTTTGGTGGTGATAAGACATCTACTGCAGGTGACTTCACTATCATTTTCCCAACGTTTGATGCAAGTAACGCAATCATCCGTATCGCTTAATAGCATATGGCTGGAGCCAATTGGGGCGAAGGTCCCTGGGGGGTAGGGGCCTGGGGCGAAGGTTCAATCTCTGTTTCGGTTAACGTAACAGGGGTAAGTGCTTCTGGATTTGTAGGTAATGTAACAACTGCTATATTTGTTTCTGTAACAGGGGTAAGTGCTTCCGGTGAAGTAGGAACAGCCCAAGTAAATGCTAAGGCAAATGTAAATGTCACTGGGGTTCAAGGAACCGGTCAATTAGGCGAAGAAGAAGTAAATGCAGATGCTAACGCCCCTGTAACCGGCGAAACTGCCGTTGGACAAGTTGGTACTGTAGAAGTAGATGCTAAAGGTAATGTTGTTCTCACCGGAGTGTTTGGTACCGGAGAAGTTGGAATTGCAGAAGTTGACGCTAAGGCTAATGTTGTAGTTACAGGCGTAGAAGCTTTTGGTTTTATTGATGATGTAGAAATAGACGCTAAGGCTAACGTAGATGTTACAGGTGTAGAAGCTAGTGGGTTTATTGGTGACGTAGAAATAGATGCTAAAGCTAATGTAGATTTGACCGGGGTTGAAGGAGTTACCGAATTAGGTCAAGTAGAACAACGTACGATTAACAAAGTATTTGTAACCGGCGTAGCAGGGACGGGTGAGACAGGTGGTGTAGCCGTTGATGCTGGTGCAAATCACGGTGTTACCGGCATAGCTGTACCTGTGTTTGAAGGCACTGTAGAAATTGACGCTAAGGCTAATGTTGTAGTTACAGGCGTATTTAGCACAGGTGAAGTAGGTACGGCGAATATCTCTGCTGACGCTAACGTGTTAGTAACGGGTGTTCAAGCTGCTGGTGCTTTGGGTGAAGAAGAAATTTCTGGGGATGCTAATGCCTTCCCAACTGGAGTAGCTGGAACAGGGCAAATTGGCACTGCTCAAGTATCAGGAAAAGCAGTAGTTAACGTGACCGGCGTAGCTGGCACAATGGGTCTTGGCGAAGTAGAAGTAGAGGGTAAAGCTACCGTAGTAGTAACCGGCGTAGCGGGCACAGTTTCTGTTGGTAGTGTTGCCATAAATGGTGACGCTAACGTATACTTAATAGGTGTGAGTGCAGTAGGTCGGGTTTCTAGACCCCTAGTCTGGGGCTTGATTGATACTTCGCAAACGCCAAATTGGACGCCGATAGCGGCTTAGGAGCAATAAATGGCAAGTACATATAGTAATCTTAAAATTCAGCTCATGGCGACCGGGGAAAACTCGGGAACCTGGGGCAACGTAACTAATACTAACTTAGGAACAGCGCTTGAACAGGCTATTACCGGTTCGGTTGACGTTACTGTTAGTAGCAATACTACGCTAACCCTAACTGATACTAATGCAGCGCAAAATGCCCGTGCATTACGTCTTAACTTAGGTGGTAGTGGTGGATTTGATTTAACTGTCCCCGCTATTCAAAAACTGTATCTTATTAACAACGCGTCACTAGGTGCCGTAGTTGTTAAAAACGCATCGGGGTCAACTGTTACTGTACCTACTGCTAAAACAATGTGGGTATATAGCACCGGAACCGGTGTAGTTGATGCAGTCACTCATTTAAGTTCGTTAACTCTTAGTTCTGCGTTACCTATTGCCTCAGGTGGTACAGGTTCAACTTCAACTACATATGCAAACTTACAGACTAACGTAACTGGAACTCTTCCAATTGCTAACGGTGGTACAGGTTCAACTTCAACTACATATGCAAACTTACAGACTAACGTAACTGGAATTTTACCTGTTGCTAACGGTGGTACTGGGTCTTCTTCAGCTACTTTTTCTGGTGCGAATATAACTTCGCTTAATGCTTCAAATATCTCTTCTGGAACGGTACCCACGGCACGTTTAGGCACTGGTACTGCTAATAGTTCTACTTTTTTACGTGGCGATCAAACTTATGCAGCGGGTGTTTCAGGACCCACCGGACCCGCCGGACCCGCTGGACCCAGTGGACCTCCTGGACCTAGTGGACCTCCAGGGCCAAACGGGGTTGATACAAATACTAGCGCAGATACAACTGATTTTGCTGTCGGCACTAATCTTCCCGCTATGATGCAAACTGGTTATCCCACTATATGCGCTACCGTGACGATCAGACGAAGTCCTAATGGTAGTTACAGAACATTCTTTACGGTTAATTTTGATAACGGAACTGTTTTGACCGGAACGTGGAGACAACGGGGCATTATTGCAACCAGCGGAGTAAACCAAGGGGCATTTAATAATACAACTTCACCCTACTACGGTGAACCCAATCCAATGATATTGTGTCAACGTTCTGCTTAAAAAGGAAATAAAATGAAATTTGACAACGGAATTGAAATCACAAATCTTCGGAATGTGCAGCGTATGCCTGACGAGTCTTTTTTGTTAGATGTTGATATTCTTGCCCCAGGCAGTCCTGTTGAGACTGTTGTGTATTGTGCTCGTGGCAGCGATATAGCGGTTACAGGCCAATGGGTGTATCAGCAGATTATCGAGGGTCACATTCAAGGAGAGATCACTAATTGGGTTCCATTCCCACCTCCTTCTAATGAAGAAGTTGGTAATAGGGTTCTTAAAGTTCGTAATTTCAAATTATGTACAGAAGTTGATCCAGTTGTTTCCAACCCACTTCGTTGGGCTGATATGACCGAGGCCCAACGGCAAGAATGGATAAATTATCGCCTTGCGCTTCTTGATTTGACAAACGATCCAAATTTTCCATACTACAACATGGTGGTTACAATTGATCCCGCATGGGGGGCACAAGTAAATATTAATAATTTTCCTTGGCCTACTAAACCTATTTAATAAGAGAAAAAATTGAACGCTACTTGGCAAATGTGGTCTGGGCGATTCGTTCCTAATTGGTGTAATTCGATTGTTCAACTTGCTAAAGAGTTACCTGCCCAAAATGCTATGGTGATGGCTAACAATACACCGGAGTTGCAAAACGATACAAGGCGCACAACCGTTAGATGGATTAAGAGAGAGCATCAAGAATTAAACTTTTTATTCCCTATTTTGGAAGATCACTTTTACGAAGCAAATCATGCGGTTTTTGGAGTAGAACTTTGGAGGTTGCGTTCTATTCAGTTTACTGAGTATCACGAATCAGTCCAAGGCCACTATGACTGGCACAACGACGTGTTATGGGGGGATGGTACACCTGTCCATAGAAAACTTTCTATGGTAATTCAGTTATCAGATCCATCTGAGTATGAAGGTGCTAACTTAGAGTTAAAACCTTTTTATTCAAATCCACCTGATGAAACGATGTTAAAACAACAAGGAACGATAGTTGTGTTTCCTTCGATTGTTGAGCATAGAGTGACACCCATTACCAAGGGAACACGTTACTCATTAGTAGCGTGGATGGAAGGCCCAAAGTGGAGATAAATAAGGACTAATATGATTTCAGAAAACCCAGCAGTTAAGTTAGAAGACGGTACCAAAGTGTGCCGTCATACGGTTGAAGTTCTTTGCCCTAATTGCGGTCGGGATGTGAATGAGGCTGAGCTTGCCGCACAAAAATGTAATGACTGTGGGTTTGATTTATCTACTCCTAAACAGTCTGTATCTGTTTGGGCTACTTCTGTACCTAAAGGTGGTACAAAGCTCTGGGGTGAGTAAATTGAATCATGTCAGACGAACTGGGTTTATCGGCTGGTGCCAAGGGGATCAGCGAGGGGCTTAAGACTGGGCGTGAGGCTGGGCGAGAGATTGGTAAGAACATCGAGGATGTTCAGAAGGAAGCAGTAGATGTAGCGAAGGAACGGGCAAACGCAAGAATCCGTGAACGTAGAGAAGCAGAGTTAAAGAAGGAACGGGCGATATTTAAAGCCCTTGAGGAGTACAAACACCGTAAACAAATCACGGATGAGGAGTACAAACTAAGGGTAGATTTTATCAAGAAGTACGGTACTAAAGAGTGGCAGAAGCTAATAGAC